GCTGCCAGCTATTTGAAGGTTCGTGGCGATTCAGCTTTGACGATGGGCATGGGCAACCGTGTTGGTGCTTCGGTTGGTTTCTCAAGTTTGCAAGGCCCTGACATTGACCACGCTAAAGAGTTGCTGAAGCCGTTTAGGCGTGTTCGATGAGTAGAGCTGAGGTTCGTGACGCGGTTGTTTCGTATTTGCGCGACGCTGCTATTCCTAACTTGAATAAGATTCACACGACTTTCCCTAAACTTGCGCAGTTGCAAGAGAACGCAACGGCGGGGCAGTTGTTTCGTGCGGCCGCTGTGGTTTACATTATGAGCGAGCAAGAGTTGCGTGTTGCTGTTGGTGGCGCAAGCTCTGGTTGGAAGCGCATTGACTATGAGGTTGACCTTCAACTTTTCACCGAGGGTTTTTATCCGAAGGCCGAGGACACGATGAACGACTTTGACGCTTTGGTTGACGCGGTGAAAGACCGTTTGCGTTCTGGCTATCACCGGCTTGGCAAAACTGACGGCTCGATTATTTGGGAAGCCGCCGAAGGTAACGGTTCGGTTTCGGTGAGTTATGGCGAGCCAACGATGAACGACTTCGGCACTGTAAATGGGTGGGTTAGTATTGTTTTTAGAGTTACACAAATGATTCAGGCTTAGGAGTTTTGAATGGCTACTTTTGTTTACAATGGTGAAGAACCAGCGATTTTTCCGACTATCGCTGTGACCGTGAACCCTGGCGATTCGTTTGACGCGCCTGACGATTTCGTTGCTGAGAACGTGACGATTGCTAAGGGCAAGAAGGCATCAGCCCCTGAAACTGCCCCTGCTACGATTGAAGAAGCCCCAGCCGAACCTGAGGCTGAACCTGCCCCTGCACAAGAAGGAAACTAACTGATGGCCGTTCAAAATACACACAGATCCTATATTGGCGTTGCCAAGGAAGCTACTCACGGAACAGCCGTCGCACCGACCGCGTTCATCCCGATTGCAGTGAGCAAGCTCAAGGTTCAGGACATCATTGACCCACTCTTCGACGAGGGTTTGCGTGGTTCGGTTGTTAAGAACTTCAACTATGTTCAGGGTCGCCGCCGTTCAAATGTTGAGTTCGGTGGGCCTGTGTTCGCTGACACTTTCCCATGGGCAGTTGGTGCGCTTCTAGGTTCAGTTACAACAACCGGCTCAACCGCACCTTACACTCACACCGCAACCATCAAAAACTCTGCAACAACCGCAACCGATGTTCAGCCAACTTCACTAACTTTGACTGACTTTTATGCTGCTCAGGTTCGCGCTTACCCTGGCTGCCGTATTCACGACCTAACCTTGACCTTCTCGGCTGAGGGACTTCTTGACTACGACGCTAAGGGAACTGCTTGGGGATCGGCAACGGCCACAACCCCAACGCCTAGCTTCTCAACTCTGACCCCTGTTCCAACTTGGCAGGCTCAGGTTTCGGTTGCTGGTTCGGTTGTTGCTAACTCGGTTTCGGGTGAAATCAACTTGACTCGCCCTGTGACCCCTGTTTACGCAATCGGATCTGCTGCTGGCACAACTCAACAGCCTTACTCGGTGTTTGTTGGTGCGTTGGAAGCTAAGGGCAAGTTCACCTTCGTCATGGAAGATGACACTCAGCTCACTAACTTCCTAAGCAACACTCAGCCAGCTATCACTGTGAACTGGACTAACGGCACTGGCGCGAGCGCAACTCAGATTCAATACACCTTGACCAAGGGCGCTTACACGGTTGCACAGATTGACCGTTCAAAAGATTTCGTTCAGGTCATGATTGAGTTTGACGGCTTGGGCAACACAACTGACGCTGGTTCGACTGCTGGCTTCTCGCCAATCAAGTTCACTTTCCAGAACGCTATCGCTAGCAATATTTACCAATAACAGACTGGCAGGCTGGCGGTTTCCCCCTTCCACCGCCAGCTTGCCTCTTATTTTTGGTTGGGGGTTGAAGGGTAATCATGTCTAAAGAAATCTCGTTGCCATCGGGCGCTACTGCCAAGCTGAAAGAAGCGGGCGATCTACGCCAAAAAGACCGCGACAAACTGTATCCGATTCTGAACGAGGCAACCGCTGAGTCGGCTTCGAACCTGGCAAAGGTGCTAATCTCGATTTTGGTCGAGGAGTGGTCGTTTGAGTTGTTGCCGCCGAGCGTGAAACTTGAATCACTGGGTGAGTTGACTTTGGGCGATTATGACGCGCTTGAGAAGGAAGCCACGGCCATCATGCCTGAGCTGTTTCCGGCTTTGAAGGACATCACTGACCCAAAAGCCTAAAACTTGACCGCCTTCGCACTTTGCTGAAGGGGCAGGAGCGCCGTGAGGGACTTGAATACCCCGATAGGGAGCTTCGTTACTTTATGCTTGCGGAACGCTTTGGCTGGCCGCCTACGGTCGTAGATGAGCAACCTGTGGTTTTGTTAGACTGGTTGTTGGCGATTGGTGAAGTTGTGGATGAGGTGAAGTCTGTTGAGCGATGATTTCCAGATGACACCTAAAAACATGAATGAGGTCATCAAGTCCATCACTTCCGCGGTGACGAAAATGGATCAGGCTGCGCTTTATGCTGTGGGACAAGTCGGACTTTCGCTTGAGCGTCGAGTGAAGCAAAACTTGAACAAGGTTTCTCATAAGCGCGGCGTTGGACACATTATGAAAGGTGATGGCGGTTTCCCTAACCGTGTCACTGGCAATCTTTCACGGTCGGTTTACACAGAACTTAGACATGAAACTGGCTCTTACATTGCTTCAGTGTTTCCAACCATGGTTTATTCGCGCGCTCTTGAGTTTGGCAACCCGCGTTGGAAATCGGGCGTGCAGTATCCTTATCTAAAGCCTTCGTTTGACCAAGAACGACCAGGCATGACCGCTTTATTTACTAAGAAGTTTGCTGAAAGGATGCACAGCTAATGGCTACACCTTTAGAGCAAATGGTTATTGAAATCAAAGCCGAAACCGGAAATCTACAATCCGAGATGGCTAAAGTCAAAGCTCGCTTGGAGGATGTTGGCTCAACTGCCAAACGTGAATCGGCTAACGCTAAAGGTTTCGGGGAAGCTCTAAAAGGTATCGGCAAGGCCGCCGTTGAGTTCATGGCGGTTGCTGAAGTTGCTAAGTTTTTAGGCGAGTCTGGTCACGCCGCGGTTGACAACTCTAAGTCTTTGCAAATCATGGCTTTGACTATGAAGAACGCTACTGGCGCGGGCAAAGACCAAGTTGAGGAAACCGATAAGCAAATAGAGTCGTTGTCGCAAATGGCTGGCGTTGTTGCTAGTCAGATTCGACCCGCTTTTGACGTGTTGGTGCGATCTACGCACGACACCTCTAAGGCGTTGGCGTTGCAAAAACTTGCGTTGGATGTTTCGGCAGGCACTGGCAAAGATTTGCAAACCGTTTCGATTGCTATGGCTAAAGCGATGGAGGGTTCAACCACGGCTTTGAATCGCCTTGTGCCTTCGGTCAAGGGAGCAACTGACCCGATGGCGGCGTTGCAGAAGCAGTTTGCTGGCGCGGCCAAAACTGCCGCTGATGCTGACCCTTACAAGCGTATGCAAGTTGCTTTGGAGCAAATGCAGATTACTGTGGGCAACGCCCTAATGCCTATTTTGAAAGCTCTAGTCCCTGTCGTGCAGAGCTTGACCCCTGTTTTTGTTTTGGTGGCAAAGTCCATCACAAGCCTTTTGCCTGTAATCATGCCACTTATCAAAGAGGCTTTCCCTCCTCTGATTTCGTTGGTGCAGATGCTACTCAAAGCAATCGTGCCGTTGGCTAAGGATTTGATGGTGGCTCTTATGCCGGCGTTCCTTTCGATTATCAAAGCTATTGAGCCATTGTTGAAAGCGATTTTGCCTCCGCTGGTTTTGATTTTGGACAAAATCCTTGTGCCTGTTCTGAAGTTGCTGTCAGCTGAAATCTCAAGCTACCTTGTGCCTTACATTGTGCAACTGGCTAACGGTTTGGGAGTGTTGGCTGACATCGTTAGCAAGGGTGTTGTTTTCGCTTTTCAGGCTTTGCAAAACATTGTTGGCCCGATTTGGTCAAACCTAATCCAACCTTTGTTGAATGATTTGCTTGCTTTGTTAGGTATTCACGTTGCGCCAACTGTCACGGTCAAGACTGATACCGCTTCGATTGACAAAGCTAAAACTGAAATGTCAAGCATCCCTGGGTTGGATGTTTCAGCTGGGGTTTCGACTCCTTCGACGACCACAACAACGCAACAGAAGGCAGCTCAAACTCACGCTGAAAAGTTGGCGGCTATCGCTAAAAAGCACGCTGAGGCTATTGCTAAACAGCAAAAGGATTTGGCTGACAAGTTGGCTTCGATTGTGAGCAAGTCTGTTGAAAGTTTGCGTGAGGCTTTTCAGTCGGCGGCCTCGGTGGACATTGGTTCGATGTTCGCTCAGATGCAGCAGCAGGGTGAAACTTCTGCCGACGCGCTTTTGGCTTCGCTCAAGGATCGCCTAGCTAAGATTCAACAGCTCGCTCAAGACACTGCAAAACTTGCAGGCGCAGGCTTCTCGTCGTTGTTTATTCAGCAGGTTGTTGCTCAAGGCCCTGAAGTTGGCGATGCGATGGCGCAAAGTATTTTGAACGCAAGCGCCGATACTCAAGCTCAACTGAAGTCGTCGTTCTCGCAGGCGGTGCAACTCGGTGCAGGGTCGTTTATTGCTGGCGGGGCAAGCACTCTAAGCTCTGACCAACTTATCGCTTTAGGCAAGCAGGGTTCGACTGGTCAGAATCAGGTTGGCGCAAGCACAGGAATCACCATCAACGCGCCGGTGTCGGTGCAAACTAACGCTTCACCTTCACAGATTGCGCAAGCGACTGTTTCAGCTATCAAGTTCGGTTTGCCGATGGGAGCGTTCTAATGGCGGTCACAACTAACTATCAGTTTCAGTTCAATGGTTTTGCTTTTGGGGCTGGAACGCCTTTTGCGATTCTTGACGTGGATGGGCTTGAGGGTTTGCCAGGTTTGCGTGTGCAGGATGACAACCGCGGTTTCAATGATGGCGCTTTCAGTGG